GTGATCACGAAAATGCTGCCTATCGGGGTGACGTTCTTCGGCATCCCGGGCGACCCTGGGGCATTGATCGACGTGTTGAAAATCCATAACGTCGCGCCCCACCGGCTCCACCAGTTGCAGCGGCAGCGGTTCTCGGAACAGGCAACGCCCGGCTACATCCAGCGCTGGTCCGGCTCGAAGACATTCGACTGCCAGTGCGGGATCAAGTTCGATAGCGAGCAGAGCCGGGACCATCATGCGCGGCGGCGGCACGTAAAGCGGCAGGCCAATATCAAGGACTTATCCGAGTGCACCGAAGCGGAACGGCAAGCCATCCTGCGCGATGCCGGAGAGCCGGGGCTAAGGCCGGGCGATCCTGGGTATTTTACCGGGCCGGGAGATTTCGGCGCACCCGATCCAGACGACAGAGAGATCGCCCAGCAGGACCAGACGTTCAGGGGGTAAAGCATGGGACTGGAAAAAGTCAGACGCGTACTGTCGGGAGTAATGCTAGAGAACTCCCGGCGCTTTACTATCACCAGCGCGCAGCTGCTAGCCATGTTCGGCACCCCGCAAACGATCGTCCCCGCGCCTAAGGCAGGCTATGCCAATATTTTTCGCGGGCTGATGCTCAACAAGCCAGCGGGTACCGCGTATACTATCGGCACCGCCGCCGGGCTATCGGTGAAATACACGGACGGGTCGGGCCTGGAGGTTTCCCAGATCGGGGTGACCGGGTTTCTCGACCAGGCTACTGCGCAGTCGATCTGGTCTAAGCCCCACACGGCGGCATCGGGGGCCAACACCACGGCTATAGTCGCGGCGGCGCCGCTGGTCTTGCAGGTGTTGACCGCCAACGTCACGGTAGGCACAGGTGGGCTTCGGGGCCGGGTGTTTTACATGCAAGTGCCGATTGTACCGTAAAGGCAAGGAATGTGCTTCTTCTCCCAAGCGCAGCGCGAGCAGTTAGTGGAACGCAGGCACTCAAGGCCGACTTCACGGAGATCCAGACCGGAATCTTCCAGTTGACCGTCTCGGCGGCTGCGGCTGCGGCGGGCGATACTCTTAACGTCTATATTCAACACTCGGTGGACGCGGGCGCGACCTGGGACGACTTCGTGTCGTATACCCAGGTGCTAGGCAACGGGGGAACTAAGAAATTCCTGGCGTACTGGAGCCGGACTGCGGCGCGCACTACATTGATGGCTGCTCCATCGGACGGAGCGCTGGCGGCCGGGGTAGCCCAGGGCCCGATTGGGCCAATGATGCAAATCAAGTGGGTGATCGCCGGGTCGACGCCCAATTTTACTTTCAAAATAGACGGGCAGGTGGATAAGCCGAGATGAGCTCTAGTTATTCAGGCGATCCGGCTACGAGCGACAAGGACGCCGTCCGGTTTCTGATTCAAGACACCGGAGTGAGCGGCGGATTCGACATCACCGACGAAGAGATCGTGTGGCTGCTCGATACCGAAGGCAGCATTTACCTGGCCGCCGCCTTCTGTTGCGACAAGCTCACGACGATCAAGTCGGGCGGCGGGCTGGCGTCGAAAAAAGTCGGCGGGCTGAGCGAAAGCTATTCGACCGGGTCGCTGCAGTTCTACGCCAATCAGGCCAAGCTCTACCGCAAGCGCGGGTCGGGCTTAGGCGTGCCGTGGACCGCCGACCAGCCGCAGGTGTTCGGCATGGGGCAGTTCGACCATCCGGGGACCTCGGATCCGTTACCGGCGGACCAGAAAATTTTCGACGTGGAGAAGTTATGAGTGCAGGAACATTTGCAACTCATTTCGCAGTGAACGGATGGCTATCTACTCCCATCACCGTCGAGCCGTGGACCGGGGGGTTCGACGACTACGGCAACCCCATGCATGGGCAAGCAACAATAGTGCTCGGCTACGTGGACGACAAGGTCAGAACGCTCAACGATGCAATCGGCAAGCAACGGGTCTCCACGACGACCCTTTACCTAGCGGGCGGCCCGGTGGACATTCACGACCGGATCACCATGCCGGGAACGTTCAAAGGGCCGAGCCAGCCGCCGATCATCTGGGTGGCCAACGTGAACGACCGGACGGGCTTCGATCATTCGGAGGTCTATATCTAAAATGCCGACCGGGAAAGTTATCGAGGTAGAGATCACCGGGCTTGACCAATTGGCGCGCAATCTGGCAGCCCAAAACGAGTTAGCCATCAAAGACCTGGCCGGGGCCATGTACCGGGAAGCGCAGGCGCTGATCGCCGAAGCCAAGGTGATTACTCCGTGGAAATTCGGGACGCTGCGGTCGTCCGGCTACGTGGAGCTGCCCGATATTCAAGGCAATCAAATAATCGTCACTGCCGGATTTGGCGGAGCGGCTCAAGCCTATGCCATTTACGTGCATGAAGATCCGGCGGCTCACCATGCTCCACCGACACAATACAAGTTTCTCGAAGAGCCGTTTAACCGCCGCCAGCCGGGACTGCTCGACCGCATCACCGCCGACTTGAAGGCGAGGCTCGCATGACTATATCGATTACCTACTTGATCGTTCTAGCAACAAGGCCAGCACGACGACCACCACCAGCACCACCATGAAGATTTTATACAATAGGGGTCGGTCACCAGCTGTTGAATCACCCAATAGGCGAGCGCAGCCAGGATCACTCACGCGCTCGGGCTATTGGGCGGCGGACTCATGGTATTCAGATGATACTGGATGAGATCGGCGGGTATATGCAGGAGAGCGGGATCGTCAACTACAAGTCCAAGATGCCCGACGCTCCCGACGATGCCGTGTGCTTGTACGAGTACGGCGGGCCGCCTCCGGTATTCGCCCACGACGGGCAGGCGTGGGAGCAGCCCCGGCTGCAAGTGATATCGCGCAGTAAGAACTATCAGGCGGCGCGGACGGTCGGGCAAACTATCTACGATCTATTGAACGGCAAGGCCAATGTAACTATTGGCGCCGGGCGCTACCTATCCATCGCGGCGCTGCAAAGCCCGTTTGCCTTGGGGCACGACGAGAACGACCGCCACCGCATAGTAATCAATTTCGAGCTGATAAGAGCCTAGGAGGATTCATGGCAATCGTAACCATCCCCACCGCGTCGGTCGTCAATTTCGACATCAGTAAGGAGTAATCCGTATGGCTGTCGTCACCATTAGTACTGCTCAGGTTCTGACGCCGCAGAAGTGGCCGGTGCTGCCCGTTGTAGCAGGCTCGCTTACGATGCAATTCGTAGCTGCGGCGGTGACTACGGACGGGCTAGACTTCAGCGCGACCGGACGCGAAATCGTCTTGTTTCAGAACAGCGGCGCCAGCCCGTATACCTTCACGGTCGTAAGCGCTCCGGACGCCCTGGGGCGGACCGGCGACATTACCGCTTATTCGCTGGCCGCCGGAGAGATTGCAGCTCTGACCCCGCCGCCATTGGGCTGGGCCGGTGGCAACGGGCGCATCCTGATTACGGTGAGCAACCTGGCGGTAAAGGTCGGCATCATTCGGGCGGGCGTAGTGTTGTAAAAGGAGACTAACCAACATGGCTGCAAAAACATGGGCGCTCGGCACGCAGGTGAAACGCCTGAATCCCAGCAGCGCCATCTACGAGACGGTGCCGGGCTTGCGCGACATCACCGGCCCAGACGTATCGGTGGACTGGCTCGACCTGACTACGCACGACTCCCCCAACTCCACAGAAGAAGGCATCCCCACCATCCATCGGTCCGGCGAGGTGCGGGCCGAAATGATTTACGACCCTGCCAACTCTGTGCATCAGGCTTTGCTAACCGACAAACAGTCGAAGCGGCTCGGGACGTGGCGGGTGGTGATGACCGACCCGTCGGCTACCTACGTGCAGTTTAGCGCCTACGTGATCAGCCTCGGCTTTTCGTTTCCGGTGGCCGGGGCGTTGCAGCAAAATTTCATCCTGCGTCCTACGGGCGCCCTGACCACCGGGACAGGAGGCTGATGTGCTTGACCGCGAGACGATCCTGGCTAAACGAAACTTGAAACGCGAGACGGTGGAGATTCCGGAGTGGAACGGCACGATCCTCGTGCGCGAGCTGTCGGGGGCGGAGCGCGCCCGCTACGAGGCGGGCTTTAGCGATACGGTACAGGGCGAAGCGCTGACGATAGAGGCCAAGAGCAAGCGGCTCGAAAACATGCGGGCCAAGATCGTAGTACTGGCGGCGATCAACGAGGACGGGACGCACATCTTTCACGACGACGACGTGGGCGAGGTAAATGAATTATCCGGCGCCGCGCTCGACCGAATCTTCTCGGCGGTGATGCGGCTCTCGGGCTACGGCAAGGAAGAAATCGACAAGGCAAAAAAAAACTTGCAGGACGGCGAGGCTTCTACTTCGAGCTCGCCCTTGCACTGAATCGGACGGTAGACGAATTACTCGATACGATTTCGGCAAGCGAGCTGATGGAGTGGGAGATTTACTACCAAGAGCATCCCTTCGGGCAGCAGCGCCAGGACGTGCTACTCGGCACGCTTATTCAGCTCGTCTTCAACGCGGTCCGCTCTAGCGACCTCCCTCCCTTAACGCTCCAGGATATTCTCGATCCCAAGCCGCCCAAGACTCCGGCAGAAGCGGCGGCAGAGGACATAGCCTTTATCGACGCCATGGTTGCCACCGGCAAAGTGGTGGACATTCGCAAGAAAAGAGGTGATCGCACATAGAAGTCGGCGAAGTAGTAGCGACGTTTAACGCCAATGTTGGCCCGTTCTTAAAGTCACTCGGCATGACCGAGGAGGCGCTAAAGTCGTTTCAGCAGGGGGTGACGGAGGGCGCGCAGAAGGCGGCGGCGGATTTTGACAAAGGCTCTAGGCAAATCGAGAAGAGCAACGAGTCTTTGCAGGGGTCGCTGAAGGAGACGATCAGCGTCGTCAAGGAGGCGGCAAGCATATTCGGCCTTGCACTCGGCGCCCATGCCGTAGTCGATTACGTCAAGGGCGTAGTCGAGATGGGGTCCGAGCTCCACAACTTGGCGGAGCAGACGGGCATATCGGCCAGCACGCTCTCCGGCCTAAAGAGCACCATCGAGATTGCGGGCGGTTCGGTCACGATCTTCTCTCGCGGGCTATACATGGCCCAAAAGCAGATCGGCGAGATCAAGAATACGAGCGACCCGGCCTATAAGGCGATCAAGGAGCTGGGGCTAAGTTTTCAGGAGCTGACCTCCGCCAATACCGAAGACTTTTTAAAGATGCTCGTCGAGGCACTAGCGAAGATCGAGGATCCGATCAAGCGAAACGTCCTCGGCAACGCTCTGCTTGGCCGTACGTTCAGAGAACTAATCCCGGTGCTCGACCAGCTCGCGGGCAAGTTCGACCAGCTCAAGAAGTCCGGCTTCAGCGATGAGCAGATCAAGGCACTGCACGATCTCGAAGCGCAATGGATACAATTCTCCAACACGATGCTGGTCAGAGTCGGCGTCGCGCTCGTTAACGTACTTCAAAGGCTGCGCGATGTGGACCGGGAGGCCGCCGAGACCGGGATTCGATTGAGAATGTTCCTTCAGACTGGTCCCCTGGGACTGCCCGGGGCGGCTACGGTAGCGGGCATGCAAGCCGGAGGGGCTGCCGGGTTAGGAGCGCAAGCCCTCTTGCCGCCGAAGCCCGCCGAGCCGGCGAAACTCCCTATAGACAAGCAGGCCGAGGACCGCATCAAAGCGGTCACCAAGTCGTTGCAAGAACAGGAAGTGGCGGCGCAGGGCCAGGCAATGGCTTTCGACAAAGGCGAAGAGGCGTCCAAGCGGTTCGAGATGACGCAGCGCGCCCTGGCGCAGCTCCAAGGCGGGCAGTTGACTCCCAAGATGAAGGAGTTGATCGAGCAGACCCTCAAATGGCAGGGCGTGGTCGAAGGAAACAAGCTCACTCTTGAGTCGTATAAGACCTCCATCAAGGAGGCGGGCGAACATTTCGACGCCCTGACTAAGGCGCAAACGGGCATGGCCGAGATTCAGGATAAGCTGTCTCACGGCTACGACATGAGCATAGATGCCCTGGATTCTTTGAAGGACAAGCTGATCGGCGTAATGGGAGCGGCGCAGGATGCGGGCGTGGCCAACAAAGATATGGCCGATACGTTCAACATACTTCTGAAGTCGATAGAGAGCTTCAAGGACAGCGCGGCGTTTAGGACCGCCATCCCGTCGATGGTCGAGAGCGCGGACCAGGCTTTAGAGCAGTTACAGATACGGCTCGGCAACATCAAGCCCCAGGGTATCGAGCCGCTGACGAAAAGTTTCGAACAATTATTCGACTCTATTACCAGCGGGATGGACTCCACTTTGCAAGGCGTCATGCAGGGAACGCAGTCCATCGGCGATGCGTTTAGGAAGATGGCCCAGAATATCGGCATTAGCATTGCCCAGACCCTGGTGCAGCTCTCGGTCTTAAACCCGATCAAGAACGCCATCTTCGGGAATCAGACGGGCTATACCGCCGCGCCGACGCTCGACTGGAGCAAGGTGTTTAGCGGGGTCGGCAGTTTTTTTACCAACCTGTTTCATGCTCAAGGGGGAGGCATCGTGCCGGGGCTGCGGGGATCCCCGGTGCCTATCATCGCGCATGGCGGGGAGCGCATAGTGCCCCTGGGTTCTCGCGACTCCACCAATGCGCCGCGCACGAACGTCACGATCAATGGGGACATCATCCCGCGCCAGCCGGGGCTGACCAAGGAGCAGGTAATTCAGATCGGCTTCGAGCAGTTCAATAGCCGGGGGCTCTGGATGCAGACCGCCGAGCAGCGCCTGTCGCCCACCAGGAGATAAAATGTATACGGTTATCGCCAGCCCGACGCACGTTTACCCGCTAACGATCGCGGCGCCCGTCTTGAAGGACGATCTGACAGGGGCGTATCAGTACCGCCGCAGACTTACGCGCACGCTTAAGAAATGGGAGATGACGGTAGCCGGGACCCAGGAGCGGCTAGAGACGCTTCGCGGGCTCTTGGCGATCTCGCAGGGCGACACGCCAGGCTGGTACGACGGGAGCGGGATCATCGAGGTAGTGGACCCGATTCTGATCGGCATCGGCAACGGCACGACGACCGACTTTCTCTTACCTGACCGCTATGTGTTCGCGGCATCCACGATTGTCTATTTCAACGGCGGGCCGACCGCGAACTGGCAGCCGCTTGGTGGCGACTACATGGTGATGGACCAGATCCGGTGCTCGCCCGCGCCGGCGGCGAACGTCCAGATCACGGCCAAGTACCGGCGCAAGGCGAAAGTGGTGATCAATACGGAGGCCGATGTTGAGCATGGGAGATTGTTTCGGGACCAGGACAATCCGAGCACCTCGCTCTACAGCATCAAGTTAATTCTTTCGGAGATGCCTAATTGACGGGCAGGGCGGGCAGCTAAGAAACGGGGCGGTCCACGTTCGCGCCGCTGATGCGCCGGACCGCCCCACTTAGGCACCTGTGGGCAAATGTAAGGTTCGGTGGTCGAAGTTGTCAATGGGTTTATGCACAGCTTATTCACAGAGAGAGGGCATGATTAGATTTCTTATAAGGGCCTCGCGGTCCACGAGCCTTACCGACGGGGATAGTAAGAGCGCATTCCACAGACCACCGATTGAGACGGTCCAACAAAGTCACTTTGTTCATGCCGAGCTTTTCCGCCCACTGTTGCACAGTTTGGGTTCTACCTTGCCAAGTGACCCTGCGGTTGCTGCGTCGATTATTCGCCTGCTGTTTGCGTGTAGCCCAGAAACAATTTTCAGGCGAATATCCCAGGTTATTATTGCTGCGCTCAATGCAGTATGCCTTAGATGGACGTGCTCCCATATCGGCAAAAAAGTTTTCAAATTTTTCCCACCGCGAGCAAATCATAATGCCACGCCCGGCATAACGATCATAGGCAGTTGCCCTCGGATTCAGACAACGCAGTCTCATACTATGCCAAGACCGCCATGTGAGGGTGTCGCATTTACCGTGAGTGATTCTAGGTCTAGGATGCGGATTAGCCATGAGCGTACCTCCAATACGTTTGTGGTTAGGGAGCGGCTGGTGAGTAACGATCACCAACGCTCCCGATCCAATATATCATCAAAAAAGGAAGTGATATAGTCGTGATTCAATATCAATCCGACTACATATTGACCGCCTAAATGCCCAATACGAGGGCGGTAAGTGGATCAAGGCGGCGATTCTGGTCGAGGACGATTTTACCGTGCGGTACTGGGCCGAGCACGAGGACCCCATCATATTCAAGGGTAACACTTACCTGCCGCTCCACATGTTCTGGTCGTCGATTAAGACGTCAGTCGGGATGCCCACGGACGGCGATCAGGTGGCGCTCTCGAATCTCGGTAACGTAGTGGTGCGCTACATAAAGGACTTCGACCCTACTTCGCTCCCGGTCACGCTTCAGCTCTTACATCTCGACTTATTGAATACCGTCACGCGGCCTTACGAGCGGTACTATAAAATCCTGTCCATGAAGGCTGATATCAACTTGGCCATGTTCACGCTCGGCCGCCAGCTAGGAAAGAATAAACTCCCACGTCGGCTGATCCACGCCGAGGAGATGCAATGATGTTTCGCGAGTACGACCCTAAGAATGTGACCGCCCGGCTCCTGGCCATGATCGGCGAGCCGTATGAGCCGCCGGACGGGTGCATGACGTTTCTCCGCCGCGCCCTCTGGGAGTTCGGCGTCAAGATCGAAGGGACAAGAACGTCCTCTCTCCGCGACGGGCGACTATTTGTGCCGGTCAAAATCGGCGCGCTCGGTACCGTGATAGTCTGGAAGATTACCACGCCGCTCTACGACCTCGGCCTGTTTCACGTCGGGCTGATGCTCGACGGCCGCTACGCCATCCAGTCCTCTACCGCCACTAACGGTGTCGGGCGGGTAGAGATTAGCAGGCAGCCGTGGGTAAGCGGGTTTAAGGCGTTTTACAGGCCGAGA